GGTCGCACGGCTCGCGCCTTTTTCGCTTTCCAAGGTTTTTTGAGGTCGCATACTACTACCATGGCCAAAACAGCAGCCAAAACCGCAGGGAAACGCACGAGGAACGCGGCTGCCGCGTCCGAGCCACCGGGACCGCCGGATCTCTCGCACATTGCGGAGGGCCTCAGGGTGCTTGCGATGCCCATTGCCGAGATGGTGCCAGACCAGTCCAACGCCCGGCTGCATGACGACCACCAGTTGACCGCGCTGATGGGGAGCCTGCGGCAGTTTGGGCAAACCATCCCGTTGGTGGTGCAGGCGGGGACCAACCTGTTGCGGGCCGGGCATGGGCGGCTGGAGGCTGCCCGTCGACTGTACGCGGAGGGGGACCACCGGTGGGCTCAGATGGCGGCTGTGGTGGTCCAATGGGACAACGCCACCGGCACGGCGTATGCGATCGCCGACAACCGGTTGACAGACATGTCGGGTTGGGACAAAGCGGCCCTTGAACGCCAGTTGCGGGAGGTGGCAGTGGGCGACGAGGCCCTGCAGTCGATGTTTTCTGAGCTGGCGGAGGAGCTGGATTTGATCGTCGCGGATGACGAGCTGGAGGAGCCAGAGGGGAACGTCGGGGAGGTGCCAGAACGGTTTCAGATTCTGATCACCTGCACCGACGAAACGCACCAGCGAATCCTGCTGGAGGAGCTGGAGAACAGGGGGGTGGAGTGTCGCGCCGTCGTGTCGTAAATCAGGTGCGGGTCGAGCGATCGGCCCGCGTCAAACAACTCGAGGGAATGTTTGACCTGGCCCCCACCAAACAGTCCCGGGTCAGCTGGCAGGTCTCGCTGCCAACCTTTGAAAAACCGTGGCGGATTGGGCTGATCCATGGCCCCTCGGGATGCGGCAAATCCACCATTGCCAGGGAGTTGTTTGGCCCCCACCTGGTCGGCGGTTACGAGTGGTCGCCGACTGCGGCGGTGGTCGACGGATTCCCGGAGAACATGTCGATCAAACAAATCACCGGGCTGCTCTCCAGCGTCGGGTTTTCGAGCCCTCCGGCTTGGCTGCGGCCGTTCCAGTGTTTGTCGAATGGCGAGCAGTTTCGCACCACGGTGGCCCGGGCCTTGGCGGACCCGCAAGACCTGGTGGTCATTGACGAGTTTACGTCGGTGGTCGATCGCACCGTCGCCCGCATCGGCTCGGCCGCCGTCGCCAAGACGGTGCGGGGGTTACCCACAAAAAAATTTGTGGCCGTCGCCTGTCACGATGACATCATCGAATGGCTGCAGCCGGACTGGACCTACGAGCCTCACACCGGCGAGTTCCGATGGAGGTCTCTTCAGCGACGACCCGCCATTCAGGTCGAAATCTACCGGTGCTCTGCAGCGGCTTGGCGAATGTTCGCACACCATCACTATCTAAGTGCCGATCTCAGCCACGCCGCGGAATGCTGGCTGGCCACCGTCGAGCAGCGCCCGGCGGTGTTCGCGGCGGTGATCAACCATCGTGGCCAGAACGAGGATTGCCGGCGTGAACACCGCATCGTCTGCCTGCCGGATTTTCAGGGGGTGGGGCTCGGCAGTGCGGTGAGCGAGGCCATCGCTGCGATCTACACCGGCCTGGGATTCACCTTCTACAGCCGGTCCGGACATCCCGCCATGATCCACCACCGGACCCGTTCGAAGAGCTGGCGGCTGTGTGGGTCGATCTCTGCCCTGTCGTGCCCGAAGCAAAAAGGAAAGTTCCGGAAAACCGAGTCGTTCGGTCGGCTCAGTGCCAGCTTTGCCTACGTCGGGCCCGAGGTTTCCCCAGGGGTCGGGCAACGCGTGCGCGATGTGGATTTCACGGGCGTGATTGATCAGTTTCCCAACCGCACAGCGGAACGGTATTGCCAGATTCTTGGGGTTTCGTTCGCGACCTTCCACAAGTGGTGGCAACGCGCCGGCACATCAAGCCGGGTAGAACGGTTGGGGAATGGGGGACGATTAGATCCCTTCACCTACAGGGTCAGACATGGATGAGGCGACCACATCCCCACCACCGACCGAGGCGGGCCCCTGGGAGATCGGCCCCAACGCGCGGCGGATCCTGCCGGCGGTGCTGGCCCAGATGGCGGCCGACAAACTGCAGGCCCCCAAGGACCGGATCGCCGCCGCCTTGGCGTTGGTGCAGATGAATGAGCAAAACCTCCGAATCGGTCGCACCGCGAAGCCCGCGCCGCCGCAACCGGCCATCCGGCTCGAGGTCTCGGCCGAAGGCGTCGATGCCATCCGCGCCAATCTCCTTGGCCGACTGGTTGCAACAGGCCTCCCCGGACCAGCTGCTGCAACTCCAACGGCTGATTGACTCTGGGGGAGGCAATGGCGGGACCGTGGTGCGGACCTTGGGGGAGGTCGCCGAGTGGTTTGGGTTGGAGCTCCAAACCGTCAAGCAGTGGCGTGTCGGTCCGACGGGGTGCCCCGGCCAGGAGGGAGCCTACGACGTGCAGGCCATCGCCCGATGGCGGATGGCTCGCGGCAACCGTGGGGCTGACACCACCGCCAAGCAGTCGCTGGAGGAGGAGTCGCTTCGCCTGGCCAACGCCCGGGCCAGCCTCAAACTGCAGCAGGAGGCGGGGGAACTGGTGACCCGAGCGGCGGCCAAAGCCTCCATCCGCGGGATGTTCAGCCGACTGAAAGCCCAGATTGAGCAGTTGCCCGACGCGCTGGCCCCGTTGGTCCCGAGTGAGGTGCGGACTGATTTCCGGCGAGATTGCGTCGAGCGGGTCCGCATCTTCCTGTCGCAGCTGGCCAACTGGCGATTCGAAAGGGACGTTTCAGGAGCGGAGAACGATGCCGCCGACCCGGAGGACGCGGGATGAACACTGCAGGATTGGGTTGCACCGTCGATTTCGCCGACTGCTGGGGGGAGTTTGAACCCCGAAAACCGCTGAAATTCGTGGATTGGGCCGCAAAATACGTGGTGACTGACACGGGAAAGCCCTATGACGGTCTGTTCTATCCACAAATCGGAGCTTTGGGCGGCCCGGGGGATGCGTGGGACGATCATCGGGTGCGGGTGATCGTTCTTCAGTGGGGTGTTCGACTCGGCAAAACGTTCTTCGGGTCGTGTTGCCTGCTCAATGCGGCTCACCAGTCGCCCAGTCCGATGATGCTGGCCAGCTCGCGGGAGAAATTGTCGATCGATGTGACCGCCCGGCTCTACGAAATGCTCCGGAAAGGACCACTCTCGGATCTGTTGGTGCATCCCGAGCACCTGCAGAAGCGGGATCTGATCGAATTCGAGTCCGCCCGGTGCTACGTCGCCTGGTCGCGCAGCCCGTCGAGTCTCGCGGACAAAAACTGCAGAGTCGGACACGCCAACGAGGTCGACAAATGGGAACAGGTGGGAACCAGCACGGAAGGGGACCCCCTCGATTTGTTTTTCGACCGGTTCAACGACTTCCTCCCGTCGCGGAAGGTAGTGGTCGAGGGAACTCCCTCGGTCAAACACCGGTCCCGAGTCGAGCGGCTGCGGTTGCAGGGGAGCAACTGCCAGTTGTTCGTGCCCTGCCGGGCCTGCCAGCGCTATCAGGTGCTGATCCTGGGCGACGAGAAAGGTCGCCACGGAATCAAATGGCAGACGGGACCCGACGGGCGGAGCGATCCCGAGGTCGCTGCGGCCACCGCCGTCTACGTGTGCGAGCACTGCCACGCCAGCCTGCCGAGTGAAGACCGGCCCTGGATGCTGCGGCGGGGGGTGTGGGTGCCCGAGGGGTGCCAGGTCGACGACGCGGCCGCCCTCGAGCTGTCGGTTGCCGAAACCCGGCCCGAGTGGCGCGGATGGCCCGAGGCCCCGTGGGTGACCGGCACACCGGCCCGGGCCAGCGAGATCGCCAGCTACCACCTGCCGAGCTGGTACGCGCAGGCGATTCCCGGGTGGGGTGACTTCGCGCGAAAGTTTCTGGCGGTCAAGGCGCGGCCGCAGAGCCTGCGGGCGTTCGTCAACCAGTGGAAGGCGCAGACTTGGGAGGCGTCGGAACGGCGGGAGACCTGGGAGAAGGTGGGGCAGCGGTGGATCGACTCCAAATTTCCCGAGGGGACCGCACCGCAGCGGACTGTGCTCGTGACAGCCGGAATCGACAAGCAGCTCGAGCACTACGTGTACGTGGTGATCGCCTGGGACCACACCGAGCGGGCCCACGTGCTGAGCTACGGCACCTGCCGGGAGCTGGCCCAGGTCGATGCCGCGGTACTCGACCGGGTGATTCCCCTGGAGACGGTGGGGTCGGTCAAGGTGCGGTTGGCGTTGATGGACAGCGGGTATCGCACGTCGTTGGTGTACAAGTATTGTCGGTCGCCCCGGCGGCGGCGGCGGATCTACGCGGCGAGGGGCTCAACGACGTCGCTGGGAACCTACGTGCAGCGCCGGCAGTTGGGAGAGAACACCAGCAGCCCGGGCCAGCGGATCGTCCTGGTCGACACCAACTCGACCCAGGACTGGATGGACTCGGCGATCGCGGCGCACGACACCCAGCAGACCGGGTGCAGTCTGTACGCGGGGTCGCTGGCCCAGCACCAAGATTTCCTCGAGCAGCTGCTCAACGATGGACCCGTGGGGACGGTGGGGCCGGACGGCAACTATCGCGAGCGGTGGGAACGGCTCGACCCGCATGTCCCGAACGATTTTCGAGACGCCTGTCGGTACGCGTTTGCCGCGCTCAAGTTGCTCACCCAGGGTGCTGCCCTGAAAGCCCGGCCCGTGCTACAATCGGACCCGACGACCGGGGCTGGAAACCTCCGGATCGTGGAGTTGTGACATGGCCAAACAACGTGAATTGTTGCCAGAGCAGCCCGTGCAGGAAGCAGCCACCGAGGCGACCGACAGCGCCACCGGGCTCAACGGGCGAATGCGGCGGGCGGTGTGTCCGGTCAATCCCGAGCACGGCCGGACCCGGGTTTACAAGACGGCCGGACGCGTCCGGCATTGCGTGTGTGACGACTGCGGCAAGACCTGGAAGCAGACCGGCGCCAAATACAGCCGGGCCAGCGAGTGGGCCGAGGAATTGGCCGAAACGTTGGAAAAGGAGGCCCGCAATTGCTCGACGGTGGGCACGCGCCAGGTGGTCGTCCTGGACGTCAACAGCGTCCGCAAAATCGCCACGCAACTGCGCAACCTTGCCAGCGAGGCGGACCGCGCGGAACTTGACGTCACTCCGGCGGCATGACGCCCGCGGAACAGGTGGCCCAGCTCACTCGCAGTCTGGGCCTGCACCGCGAAGACCCGCGCGACGTGCTTGCCGAGGAGTTCAACCTGGCGACGCGAACGCGCGAAAACCGGACTGCAGGCGAGCCAGGTCGACCACTGTCGAGGGACAGCCCATGGGGACCGGGGCCTGTGTCGGAGACCAATCCCAGAGCCCGAGGCGGCCCGGGACTGAATAGCGTGTGTCGACCGGCTGCACCTGGTCGAGCACCCAGCACCACGGACCGAACAGATGCTGTCGGTTAGTCGCCGCGTGCATCGGGTAGCGGTCAGCCAGCTCGTCGAGCGGCACACAGTCGACCAACTCGACGATGGCCAGCACGCGCCCGGCGGTGTGGTGGTGGCGGATTGGCTGCGGGACTGTGGCCCCCAGAGCGACCGACATCAATTCCCCCGCGCGACGTTCCCACCCGCATCCCGCGTGGATCGCCAGGGGCCCCCGGTACCGCGTGAACCAGCTGCGGTTCTCGATCAGTTTGCCGCCGTCAGCGATCAGGCTGGCCCACGGTTCTCTAATCGTGAGGGCTTTCATGGGGTGGCCACCTTCCGCCGAGAGCCACCCCACCCGGGGCGTGTCCGCAGGGTCGCTACGTCAGCGTCCGTGAAAAACCAGTCGTGGCCCTTGCGGGTGCCGACCTGCAGGGACTTGGCCAGGCGGCGGATCGATGGGGCGGACAGTTCGAGCATCGTGGCGACCTCCGCCGAGGTGTAGGGGGGAGTCGGTTTGGTTGGGCGTTTGGGCATGGTGTGGTGGTCGGGGTGACTATTTCGAGGTAGTGCGACGCGAGTGGGCATTGCGGCAGGGTGTGCAGTCGGCACAAGAACAAATTGGCCCGGAAGAAATCAGCAAGTCGAGTTTTTGCTGAGCTGTTCGCAAAAACTGTGCAACTTGTTCATGGCTGATCGTTGGATGCCACGTCTTGATTTCAGCCTTTTTGGCAGAAAGCTCATCAAATTCCTGCGGCACCCCCCTGGGGTCGTCCGGTTGCCAACACTTCAAAAGCACGTCTTTTCCTGCAAGCTCCACGTCCAATTCGACATCGACAAGGAGTCGCAGTCTCCATGGGAGCGTGACAGGCCCATGTTCGCTGTCGACGACCTCCTGAAATCCAATTTTCACGGGCATTCAATCCTTGTGGTTTGGTGAACTATCCGGAATGGCCGGATGGTTGGCCCCCGAGCCAATCCCGGGGGCGTGTGGGGGTGGGAACTAGTGATAGTCCCGAACGTACGCTAATCGTCCGTCAACACGAATCGGACCACGAGGACCAGCCAGCAAGCTCGCCTCGCGCTCCTCTCTGGTAGCGGGCCGACCGATGTAGTCGTCGTCGCGGAAATCGAACAACCAGCCCCACGTAGCGTTCTGTACCTCTAGGTGGTCATTACGAAACACAGGTTGGATACCATCTCCGTCTGGACCCATGAAGACGCCGTCTTTCGTAAAATACTGCAGAAAATGACGATTGGCCGACACATCCACGGGATTGTTCGACGCGTCAATCGAGTAATACAGACGCAATCGGCGGGCATCGTATTTCACGCCGGGGACGCATGAACTTCGGCCGCTTTTGAAAGCAGCAATCGTTTTGGTCGTCGACATCTGTCATCATCTCCATCAGCTAGAGGAAGCCCCCGGCGATGTGCCGGGGGCGGTAGGCAACTACTCAATCGCGTTTGCAGGCATTCCAAACATCTGATTGGCAACTTCCGGTTGCAGTCTGTCCGACACCGCACGCCGAAGGGTGATTTCTCGGTCCTCGCTGGGCAAATGCACCCGCGAACTGCGCAGATCATTTAGGGTCGCCATGCCTGCATTCCAGCGTGCAGCCGCTGCAGGTGTCATCTTGATGGTGAGTCCGCCAATCTCGTACGTGGAATCCATCTGTCATCATCTCCATCAGCTTGAGGAAGCCCCCGGCGGTGTGCCGGGGGCGGGTGGTGGGGGTGGTTACCGATAGAAGCAGAGCTGACAGCCCCACGGCTCAATTGCAGCACGATTCATTTGGATAATTGCACTTCTTTCGGACGCAACCCAGCGACGGGCAACCCCATTGATATGCACAGAAAAACGGCATCCGGGATTCTTTTCGTGCGGGTTGTCAAAGACCTCAACCGTGTAGGTCATCGGCTTTCCAATAAAGCGGGGTGTTCCGGTCAGCGTGCGGCTGGCAATCAATCGGCTCATGTCATCATCTCGCGGGGTTGGCGTCGTTCGCGTTGTGCGTCTGACATGCTCTAACTATACGATCGGTATCGATCGTTTGACAAGGCGGAAACCACAAAAAACCGGGGATTTTTTGGACTCCGAAACGGGCCTTCCGTGGAAGAATCGAATAGACTGGAGGTGTTCATTATTGCCGGATAATTGGCCCCCGAGCCAGTCCCGGGGGCGTGTGGGGGTTGTGTTAATAGTACCCGCGTCGAGTCATCGGCTGCGACTCGTCATTGATTTCCAGCCCTCGGTCAGCGGCAATCTTGTTGCCGAGCGACTGGGCGGCCCCGTAGCTGCTGCACTCGTAAATCCGGCCCACTTCGTTTCCGTCCTCGTTCTCCATCCACACGAAGTAGCGGTAAACGTAGTCGTCATTCCGTCCCGCCTGTCCCACGCATTCAGGCCCTTGGATCTGGACAACCACGGGCTTGTTATCGGCAGGGGTGAAAACCGCGTTCGTCGTGTACTTGTCCATCACTCATCTCCTCGGGTTGGCGTCATCCGCGTTGTGCGTCTGACATGGTTGAATAATAAGCGATATCGTCTGTTTGACAAGGCACAAACACGGAAATTCCCCGCGTTTTGTCCGTGTGTCGCCCCGTGATTCCACGGAAGTCCTTGCCGGTCACCAGTTCCGTGGATCCAGATTTTTCCCGGAATTCCGTGATTGACTGGCGTTTGGTAGGCCGCGATGGGCTTTTTTCCGCCATCCGTACAGTATGGATCCTGCATGGCCACCCCCTCCCAACTGCTCGACTCGACGAACGCCGCAATTGCGGGCCTGCTGGAGTCGCTCGCCAACACGAACTGCCAGGAATACCAGCTCCCCGACGGGCGCCGGGTCCGGCGGGCCGAGTTTGCGACGACTCTGGACGCCCTGCAGCGGCTGCGCTCGGTGCTCAATCGCGAGGTTGCACTGCAACAGCGGGGCGGGCGGGTGCGGCTCGGCCACATTGTCCGGAAATGATCCTCCCAGGAGCTTGTTGATGCGTTTCCCCCTGTTTGCTTTGGCGTTGGTGGTGGCGTTGTGCGTCGCAGTCATTCCTGCCCACGCGGGTGTGGTTTATCGGCAAACCACCGTCTGCCGGAATGGACAGTGCCAGCAGGTGTTGGTCCCCGTGCAGCAGGCCCCGGCCTGCACCAACTGCCCGGCGTCCGCCCAGGCCCCCCGGGTCGTCCGCCTGGCTCCCGGCCAGACCGTTCGCCAGACCGTCACTGTCCGCGTGATTCCCGCCCGCTGATCCCACAATGCCCGGTCCTGACACTGAGGCGCAGACGCGCCGATTCCTGCGAGCCCTCGAACGCCGACACCGTTTGGCGGATCGGGCTGCGCAGGTCGCCGCCACCGCGTCGACGCCATGGGAGGAGCCAGGCTGGTTCGGCGGGGGCTACGATGCCGCCGGACAAAGTCGCCTGACGGGGGACTGGCACCCGGGGACAATTGGACCCAACCGCCTGCACCAACTCAACGCCCGCACGATTCGCGAGCGGGTGCGCGACCTGGAACGCAACAACCCCAAGGCGGTCTCGGCGATCAATGCGTTCCTCCGGAACGTGGTCGCCAATGGCATCACCCCCAAGCCCCAGATCGACGACGCGCAGCTCCGCAGCGACTGGGAGGACGAATGGGAGCACTGGGCCGGGGTGGTCCCGGGCAGTGATTTCCACTGCGATCTGGCCCAGCGGGAAACCCTGTACGGGCTGCAGGTCCAGATCCTCCGCGAGGTGATTGTCGGCGGCGGTTGCCTAGTCGTTTTCAACGAGGAGTCGCTGGGCGACGGCCGCCGACATCCGCTGGCCATCGAGATCGTCCCCGAGGAACGGATCGCCGACGAGCAGGACACTTGGACCAGCGGGGCGTGGGTGGCTCCCAAAACAGGTAACCCGATTGTCCGGGGTGTGGAACTTGACCGCCGGACAAAACGGCACGTCGCGTACTGGATCAAGCCCCAGCAAGTCAACGACGTCGGCGGCGAGGAGGGGACGCCCATCCGGATCGATGCCCGACGGGCTCGGTACGTCACGCTGTTGACCCTGCGGGGCCAGGTTCGCGGGATCAGCCTGCTGGCTCCGATTGTGCTGTCCACCCAGCGCCTCGGGTCGTACCTCGACTCCGAGTTGATCGCCAGTTCCATGAAGGCCCAGTGGGCCTACATGGTCAATTCCGGCGAGGATGCCCCCGACATCGTGTCGACTCTCGCGGAAGACGACGGGGCAGCTGTGGTCGATTCCGACGGCAACCGCCTGGAACGGCTGTCGCCGGGGTCGGTCTACTACGGCCGCCCGGGCGACAAGATCCAAGCCATTGGCCCGAATGTTCCGCAGGGGGACAGCGTGCCGTGGATCCAGTTGATTGAACAATCGATCGCCCAGGGGGTCGACCTGTCGGCGATCGAACTCTCGCGCGATTACAGCCGGGTCAATTTCAGCAGCGCGAGAGCTGCTGCCAACCGCGACCGGCAGACCTATCGATTCCTGCAGGAATGGATGGTGACCCAGATCCTGAACCGGGTCTGGGAATTGTGGGTGCGGGGCGCGGTCGTGGTCGGTCGGCCGGGATTCCCCGCGGCCCAGCAGTACCTGGCGGACCCGGATCAATTCCTGGATGTGCGGTGGAGGTTCCCCGGGTGGCCGTCGGTCAACCCGCTGGACGATGCCCAGGCCAACCGGATCATGCTGCAGGACGGAACGATCACGCGCGAGGAGATCATTGCCGCGCGGGGTGCCGACTGGGAGGAAGTGCTGCGGCAGCGAGACCTGGAACTCGAGCTGTTTGGCCCCGCCGGGGACCCGGCCGACATGGCAGGAATCGCCATGCAGGACGACGACGCGAACCCCAACGACGACCCGGCCGGGCAGCCGGGGATTGATCCCCCCGACGACGCCCCAGGAGAGGACTGATGCCTGCTGAACGACGCCACGCGATGCGCCGCCTGGTCGCCCAGGCGGTGGGCAATCTGTGGGCGATTGACCCCGACCGACTCGACGCGATTTGTGAGGTGCTCTCGCTGCGCCGGGCGGGGCTGGAGTTCACCGGCGACGAGATTGCCGCGCGGCTGGACGGGCTGCGGGACCGCGCGGTCTTGCCGTCCGAGATACTGGCGGTGCTTCCGGCACGTTCCGCGCAGGCCCAGCAGTCGACCGCCGCGGGGGGCTCGGTGGCGGTGCTGTCGATTCTGGGGACGATTGTTCCCCGCCGCATCGACGCGGCGAACGCCAGCGGGGGCGGGTTTGTTTCCTCGGAAGCAATCGCGACGGCCTTCCGCGAGGCGGTGGCCAACCCCGACGTCGGCACCATCGTCCTGGACCTCAACAGCCCCGGCGGTGCGGTGGCGGGAATTCCCGAGCTGGCGGCCCAGATCCTCGAGGCGCGGGGCTCGAAGCGAGTCATCGCCGTGGCCAACCACCTGGCCGCGTCGGCCGCGTACTGGATCGCCGCGTCGGCCACCGAAATCGTCGCGAGTCCCTCGGCGGAAGTCGGCTCGGTCGGCGTGCTTGCGATCCACCAAGAAACCAGCCAGGCGGACACCCAAAACGGCATCAAGACGACTGTCTTCCGGTCGGTGGCTTACAAGGCCGAACTCAATTCCGTCGAACCGCTGTCCGCTGAGGCCGCGGCCCGGCTGCAGGCCCGGCTCGCGGAACTTCACCAGACTTTCCTGCAAGCGCTGGCGACGGGGCGAAACCTTCCCGTGACCGCCATCGCTGCGAACTTCGGACAAGGCCGCACACTCTCAGCCGGCGAGGCACTCGCCGCCGGCATGATTGACCGCATCGCCACCCTGGATCAGGTGCTGGCCGAACTGTTGGGCGGATCAGGCACCCCGGGTGGGGTCTCGCCAACCGCATCTGGGGCACCCGCCCGCCCCGCAATTCCCTTTTTGGAGAGTCTTCGTATGGATCCCGCGATCCTGACCGCCCTCATCCGCTCCGGTGCGATCAGCGCCGGGGCCACCCACGATCAGGCCGAGAGCGCCCGGCAGACGATGCTGGCCCTGGCCCACTGCGACCTCACCGCGTCGGTTGAGGCCCAGGTTGAGGCCATCGGCGCTGTCCGGGCCTACGCCACCAGCTCGACCGCCGTCCCGCAGCAGGTCGCGGCGGTGGTTGCCCCGGTGGCGGCCCCCGCCAGCCAGCCGAGCGCCACCGCGCCCGTCCCGTTGACCGACGCGATTGCCATGGTGCGGGTGAGCAACCTCGACGCGGCGGCCCAGCTGGAGGTGATCCAGTCGCTGTCGGGTCAGGCTGCCACGCTGACCACCCAGGGAGTCGTCGCGCAGATCCAGCAGCGGTCGGTCGCCGCCAATCCCACCGCAGGTTTGCGGATTGAGGGGGGTGAGGCGGAGGTTGACCGGTTCCAAGCGGCGGCCCGCGATGCGATTCTGCAGCGGGCGTTTGGTGGGGACCGTCCCAACCAGATCTGGTCGCCGCGAGCGCAGGACTTCGTGGATTGGAGACCTGGTCGGCAGAACCACCATCTGGCGAGTCTGCCGAATCTCGCCCGGCAGTCGTTGATTGTCGCCGGTTTTGATCCGCGCATCGTCAACACGCTGGCGAATGCCGACGTGGCCCGGCTCGTGATGGGGGCCGAGCCCGCGGACTTTGGGTTTCTCCGCGCGGAGGGGGCCGCGTACAACGGCCGGGCCCAGTTCAGCAATCTGCTGTTCGATGCGGCAAATGTCATGCTGCGGCGGTCGTACACCGAGCAGGCCACCAGTTTCACCGCGTGGGCCAAGCAGGGCGAAAGCCTGCAGGACTTCAAGCCGGTGCACAAGGTCATCGCCGGTGAGTTGTCGGATCCGCAGGCGATCCCCGAGAACGGCACCTTCGAGGAGACCGCACTCGTCGATGGTCGCGAGTCGTATTCGCTGACCACCTGGGGCGAACGGTTTTCGATCGGGTGGCAGACCGTGGTCGATGACCGGCTGGCGGCGCTGACGGACATCCCAGCCAAGCAGGGCGCGGCGATGCGCCGGAAACAAAACCGCATCGTCTACCAAGTCCTGAAGGACAACGCCGCGTTGTCGGATGGAACCGCCTTGTTTGCCGCCGGGCGGAACAACCTGACTGGAACGGGGACGGTGTTCAGCGTGGCGGCGCTCAACGTCGCCTACAACCTGATGGCCAAACAAACGGGCCTCAACTCGTCGGTGTTTGTGGCGGTGGAACCCCGGTACGTGCTGGCTCCTCCGGCGATTCGCGGGACCGTGCTGCAGGTGCTCAACAGCACCACCGACCCCGCCAGCGCGAACGCCAACGTCACGAACATCTGGTCGAACGGTCTCACGCCGATCATCGACGTGGAGTTGTCGGCGGCTGCGACGGGTGGCAGTGACACGTCCTGGTACCTCGCCGCTTCCAACACGGCGGTCGACACAGTCGAGTACGCCTACCTGCAGGGACTGGAAACCCCCGCGTTCGAACGGCAGACGATGTTTGACCGCCTGGCCATCGCGTTCCGGGTCTACCAATGTTTTGCCGCCAAGGCGATCGACTACCGCGGGTTGTACAAGAACAACGGGGCGTGATCGTCACCCTGAGAGCGTGACAGTTGCGTGACAGAGACCATTTCCCCGGGGCGTGTTAAGCGCCCCGGGATTTTCCAAACAGCACACTCCACGGAGTTTTGAAAATGTCGGTTGCTGCGGGAACGATTGAAAAAGTGGATCACTTCGACCGGGCGCAGGCGTTGACCACCACGCCCGGCTTTAATGGCTGGACGGTCAAAGACACCAGCGCGTCGGGCGCCCCGACCTATCTGTGCGTCACCGAGGACGGCGGGGCCATGGCCCTGACGCTGGCCAGCACCAGCGAAGCCGAGATTGTGACGATGTACTTGAACGACGTCCTGCCTTTGGATCTGGCCCAGCTGCAGCGGGTCTGGTTCATCTGCAAGGTGGCCGGAGTCGATTCGACCACCCAGATTGCCTGGGGCGTGGCGTCGGCCCAGAATGACACGCTCGACAGTGTTGCCGTCAATGCCTGGTTCCGGATTGCCGGCAACGTCGATCTCGAGGATGTCGTGATCGAAACCGACGACGGAGTCACCGACAACGACGACAAGCCGACCGGCCAGACGTTGGGCTCGACCTACAAGAAATTCGAGATTGATTTCGGCAAGGGCCTCGGCGACATTCGCTTTTTCATCGCAGGTCAGCCGGTCGGGGCCCAGACGTTTTCGATGACCGGGATCACCGCCGGCCAGAACGTCCAGCCGTTCGTCCAGCTGCAGAAGGCGTCGGGCACCGGCGTTCCGGCGATCACGATTGCCCAGATTGGCTGGCAGTCCCGCTACAGCTACGGCTCGTAGGTTTCTGTCCGCATCCGGCGGTGGTGTCCGCCACTCCTCAGATGTGTCACCCGCATCAGGGCACCGCCGCCGGATTTTGTGTGTGAGTCTCCATGTCGTTCCGTGACGAACTCACCGCCGATGTGACCGCGGTCTTCCTGAATTCTTCGGAATTTGCGGAAAACATCACCTACTATCGCCGCAGCGAACCGGGCAAACCCCGCACGGTCACGGCGGTCGTCGATCGCGGCATGGAACGCGACGAACCTCAACAGTACCGCACCGAGACCCGCCAGACTCTGGTGGTGCAATGTGCCTCCGACAGTGCCACGGGGATCGCCGACCCGCAGACCGGGGACGCGATCCGCCTGGCCGAGGATCCCCCTGACACCCGTCACCCGTTCGTCGAGCTGCGACACAATGCCGAGGGGTTTTCGACCCTGGTGTTCCGCCGTGTTGAACTCGTGCGGGCTGGTGACAAACAGCGACCCCGATGACCTCCCTCCCCGCCCCCATCCAACTGCCCGAACAGTTCAGCGCCCCGCGAAACGCGGCGGCGTTGCTGTCGCGCATGGTGGCCGCGTCGGCCCAGTGGCAGTCGCTCACCGCCGGGTGTGCCGTGCATTGGCCGGTGGACGCTCCCAGCGGGGTGTTTCTGCGACAGGTCCCGGCGGACGTTCCTGCCCCGTGGGCCTCGATTCAGGCCGCCCAAGACCTGCAGTACAAGCTGGTCGCCGGGGGTGCGCAAAACTACCTGCGGCCCAACGGCTCGCTGCTGCTGATCCTGAACACCGCCACGCCCCCCGAGTACGAGGGGGACGGCGTGGCCGCCGAACACTACGGCCTCGACGCCCACGCCGCGGTCATCGAGAGCGTGATGGAGCTGGCGGGGCAGGACGAATTCTTGACGATCGTCGAGTGCAACCTGCTGCAATTCGGTCCGCCCCCCGTCGAGGATCAACCGGCGGTCGGCATGGACTTCGAGTCAGTCTGGCAAATCCGGTGGGGTGACGAGTGATCATCCTCGACCTAAAAACCACCGGCCGCCGGCGCTTGGTCGGCCTGCAGCAGACCTACACCAAATTGATCGGCGAGGTGGTCCGCCGCACGGCCGAGCACTGGCACCGCGAGATTTTTCCCCGGCACTTCGGCGCCCGGAACGCGAGCAAATACAGCCTCACACCCCGCACCCAGTTCTACCTCCGAAAGGTGAAGCCCACCGCGGGCACGGGGGAAGGACGGTTTCGGCTGCTCGTGCTGACTGGCCAGAGCCAGCGGGCCCTGCGCAACCTGGTGCAGATCACCGGCACCGGCAAACGGGCGATGGTGCGAATGACTGCCCCGTCCTACTTCGACCGCCCGAAACTCGGCTCGTACACCGATCCCCGGACTGGCAAACGGAAGGTGATCACCCGCCAGCCCAACAAGCCCGACGAAGTCACCCGCGTGGATCCCGAGGATGCCCGCGACCTCAGGCAGTTTGCGGCGGACCGGCTGCAGAACGCCCTGGAACTCAACGACCGCCTCTCCTGACAGGACCCGCACAGGAACACCATGGCCATCACCGCTCCGTTCAAACTCGACAAAATCCGGCTGCCGTCGACCGTCGACATCGACGTGGTGAGCAATGCCACAATCGACGCGGGGATCAGCAATTTCACCGAGCGTCCGGCGGGGCACGTGAGCCCGATGTTCACGGGCAATCAGGCCCAAAAACCGATGGTCGAATTCACCACCCCGCAGCTCGATGTGCTGCTGGGGGCGGTGACGTTGGCAGGAGTTTCTGCGGGAACGATCAGCCTGTACCTCAAGGCCGCCACGGTCACAGGGAACACCGCCCGGGCGACGACCGCGCACAAGAAAATCGACATCGCCTCCAGCTGCCTGTACTGGACCAGTCTGCGGCTGCCGCACAACGGCCAGGCCGAGATCACCGCCCGCATTCAGGCCGCGTTTGACGGGACGAACGACCCGTTCGTCTACGGGGGGTCGGTCGCGGTCCCCTCGACGCTGTCGGCAGGGACTTTTTTCGGGGCCGGGCCCGTGTCGCTCAACGGGACCACGTTGCCCGCCGTGCAGTCGATCACGGTGGATTCGGGGATCAACATGATCCAAGCCGGGGGGGAGTCGGAGGAGTTCGACACGTTTATCGGCATCGAGTCGTCGGCCCCCGTCGTGACCATCCAGTTCCTGCAGGAAGTCAACTGGAGCTCGATTGGTCTGCGGGGAACAACCCTCAACGGCACCACGGGGCTGGTGTTCTACGGCCGGAAGTACGCCAACAAGGCGTCGCGGGTCGCCAACGCGACTGCCGAGCACCTCAAATTCACCGTGCTCAACGGAGTCGCCAACCCGGTGAACACCACCGGCCAACGCTCCAGCCTGGTCAGTGACACGCTGCGGATCCACGCGATCGCCGGGACCGACTCGGTGCTGCCGCTGACTGTCTCGACTGCCTCCGCCATTACGTGAGTTTGAAATGCCGCACTACACCCACGATCCTGACACAGTCGATCCGGTTGCGGTGGCGGGTTGCGATCCCCTGCCGGGACGCATCCTGGGACCAACCGATCCCGAGCTGGCACCGGCACCCGAGACAACCGCCCCCCCCATTCCGGAACCGAGTTGATGGCCTGTCCCCTGTATTTCCTCCCCGGGTTCACCGCCGACCATCTGTCGGCCGACCTGCTGCGGGATGTGGGCCTGGGCGATCGCCTGGCCGACTGCCTGGACGGACGGGCCGAGCTGCGGGACCGGCTGGCCCTGCGCAACATCGTGGGGCGGGGGCCAGACGGAATGAACGGCCTGCTGTTGGGGGCGATCCCTCCCACGGGTCGGCTGCCGTCGCGGATCGGGCACCACCCCGAGAGCCAAGCGTGGACACGCCTCACCGACCAGCTCTGGATGGGGGTCGCCAACGGCGAGCCGGTCACCCCTGCCGACCTGCTGCGGCCGGGGGCCCTGCCAGGGCACGAGGTGACGCTTGGGGAACACGTCTGGCGGGTGCCGATCATTCGCCGCGGGGGCCTGCGCCCGGCGTTGCCGCAGACGCTCGTGCGGCGGAATGGCCGGGTGGAGATGCGGCTGCGGCGGGAGTGGGAGCCGGTCTGGGACATGTCGGGCCGGGTCTGGGAGCTGCTGACGGTGGCCCAGGGTGCCGAGTGGGAGGAGGTCTACGACCTCTGCCGCCAGATCCTGCAGATCAACTACCGCGTCGACGACGCCGAGCTGGAGTTGCTGGCCCCGCTGGACACCGATTCCTTCCGGCTCGTGTTCCAATCCGCCGTCGATTGGCCACTGGTCGAGCAACTCTTGGCCGGGTCGCTACCCGAGGAGGTCCCCCCGGGGGCAAACCCTCCCGAGGCGGCCCCGGCGGCCGCCTGAATCCCCGGGTGGGCGAGCTGTGGGCGTTCGCCCGCGGGTTGCTCCCCGACTACCGCCCCTCGCGGGCTGACCTGCACCTGATTTCGACCGGCTTCGGCAGCGATCCCCAGCCGCTGGCCCTGATTCTCCCCCACCGAAAGGCCTGACATGCCCCGCACACTCTCGACCATGAACGCCCAGGCCATCCTGCGGGCCACCGTCGGGGCGACCGCCGACAACGGTGTCGTCTCTGCGAGCGCCTCGCACGGGGCGGCCCAGTCGATCCAATTCAGCGCCTCGGGCACCGGGGCCGGACAGGCCGACCGGTTCTGGCAAAGCACCGGCCGGACGTTGACCTCCGCCGCGACCGAGGACCTGGACGTCTACGACCTCGGGTCGCTCGACATCAGCGGAGCCGGGGCCGGGCGGGACGCGCTGGGGCAGTTGTGGACTGTGGCCGAAATCGCCGGGATTCTGGTGTTCAACCGGTCGACGTCCGCCGGCAACCTGCTGGTCGGGAACAACAACACCACCGCCGCCTGGAACTCGATCCTTAACGCCAGCGACACCGCCGCGATCACGCTCCCCCCGTCGGGAATCCTGCTGCTCGCCTCGACCAATGATCCCGCGTGGGCGGTCGCCGACTCAAGCAACCACCTGCTGCGGTTCACGGCCAGCGGCGGGGCCTGCACCTACGACGTCTACCTGCTCGGCCGGTCCGCCTGAGTTCCTCCCGCTCTGAGGCCCTGCCGTGGGACAAGTGACAACCGCGTTTTTCGCCGACTCACAATCCGCCGAGGCGGCAATTGCGCGTCTTGAGGCCAAGTATCTGCGGCTCGAAAACGCCACCAAAGCCCTCAGCCGCAAGACCCGCGACGAAACCACGGCCGCGGCTCAGGCGGTCGAGGAGTGGGCCACGAGCGTGGGGACGTTGGCCGCCGGCTATCTCGGTCTGGGGACCGTGCTCAATCAGGTCTGGCAGTCGCAACAGGAAATCAACCGGCGGGCGGATGAGGGGATCCTCAAATACGACGAACTCAACCGCCGGCTGCGGGTGCAGGGGGGATTGACCGCGCTGCAGGGACAGCAGGCCCAAGAACGTCTCACCCAGATCGCCCTGCGGACCGGGGTCGACTACCAGACCGCCGCGCGGGGGGCGGAAGAACTGGTCTCGCAGGGGTTTAACGTCGAGCAGGGGACCGGCACTGCCCTCGAACGGCTGCTGCAGACGATGCAGGCCACGAACGCCCGGCCCGAGGATATCAAGCTCCTCGCCCAGTCGTACTCCGCCCTCCTGGCAGGCACTGGACAGGAAAAGGACACCGCCAGCCTGGAGGACGTCTCGCGTGCCGTGCAGCGGACATTCAAGGGCACTCCGTTGCAGGCTCCGGACCTGATGGCCCTGGCCCCCAAGGTGCAGGGGGTCAGCCAAGCGGTCCCCTGGCAGGAAGCGTTGGCTCAGTTTGCCGTTATGCGCGAGAAGGCCACGCCCGACGTCGCCGCCACCGCGCTCAAGCTGTTTTGGGAACGCCTGCAAACCGCATCGGGGACCAAGTCGTCTGAGGACGCCCTGGCCCGGCTGGGCCTGAACGCCGATCAGGTCGACGCGATCGGGGAGAAGCCCGCGGAGGTGCTCGACCTGTTGGCGAAAGCCCTCGACAATCTCCCGAAACCCGAGCAGGCCGGAGTCCTGAAAGACCTGTTCGGCCAGGAGGCGATGGCCGCCGCGTCGGGGCTGCTGCGAGACCGGGCGAAGGTGCAGGAATATCTGGCGCTGCAGGGAGACGAGGCGGGATTTCAACAAGACGTCGCGGTCCGGGCGGCTGGACCGGCCGCCGCCCGCACCCGCGCGCAACTGCTGCAGGAACAGCAGATGCTGACGCGCAACACCGACCTCGAGGAAATGCTCACCGCCGCCGAGAGCCTGCAGCGGGAAGCAGGAATCCCCGAATGGCTGCTGACATTCCGCCGCCAACGGGCGACCCTGCGAAACACCATGGGGGCGGGCAGCCTGGAGGACATTGCCGAGGTGTACACCGACCCGGCGCAGATGGAGCTCCCCTGGTGGCAGCGCAGCGGGGCGACCCTGCCCCCCGAGCTGCTGCAACAGCGGATCCTCGAGCTGCGGGGCGAAGTCCCCATGGGGGGCCTGACGGACGGGGCTGCGATCCCCGCGGCGGCTGCCATGGTCGCGGGAGGGGAGGGGACCAGCCCCGCCGGTGCCGCGGCTGCCGACGTGCAGCAACGCCAGCTGGAGGCGCTCGAAGAAATCGCCCGCGAGGTCCGCCGCAACCCGAACCGCAACCCCGAAGGAGTTGAGTGATGGGGTACAGCTACGTCGGCCAATACGGCTTCATCACGCTGCACCGGGTGGACGATCCCCGGGGGGGGCCGCTGTTGCCGCGCGAGCAGTGCGAGGTGATCAACCGGCCCGGCGTCGACGGGACTGCCGTGCTCAGGCTCGGCAAACGCTCTGACCCCTTCTCCATGCGGGCCTTTGTCGACGTCGCCAGCTTGGCGGTGGTTCCCCTCGCCACCTTGTCCTATCAGGCATTGATCGGCACCGTGGTCAACGTGATCTGGCAGGACGTCGATTATCAGGCCACCTTCGGCGTGCGGTTCGCCGTGCTCGACTGTGTGGTCAGTCGCTCCGCCCGACTGCTGGCCCGGGCCGGGGGGGCCGTCTCGGGATCCACCGCCTATGTCGAGGTGGTGTGGACCCTGCAGCCCATGCTGGAACCCACTTGATGCCCGCAGCCACCCAGATCAACACGACCAAATCTCAGATCCGCGACGCCGTCCGCTCGCGGGTCTACCGGTCCGACACGCTGGGGGCCGATTGGGAGGAAGTTCCCTACCTCTACGCCGACGACCTGGCGCTGCGGGCCTGCCCGGGGGTCGACGAGTGCCACCTCTCGTACATTTACGGCGAGATCGCCCGCGAAGATGGCACCGCATTCAAGCTCTACGAGCCCCTGACGCTGATCGGGTCGTACGTCAAGGTGGTGCTGGAGGAAACCACGCTCGACGGCGCAGACGTCACCTGGTACGGCATCTGCGAGATCGACGACAGCGTTCCGCACGGATCTGGACCCAACGCCGATCTCCCCCGGGGGCGCCAGCGGTTCACCGCGTTCGGACTGGCCCGGCTGCTCGAGCGGGCTGTGGTGATGTCCTGCGAGGTCGACGCGAGTCAAAACGCGACCTACCCGGAACAGCGCGTGGTGCTCGAACAGGGAGCCGAGTACAACCAGTACCACCGCCGCACGGCAACCCGGCAGGGAAATCGCACCGCCGACCCGCAGCTCGGGAACCCCAATCTCACCTACTGGCTCAGCCGCACAGTCACCAGCGAGGCCAAATGGACCGCGGACGACATTGTCCGGGCGTTGCTCAAACTCACCCCGCCGGTCGATGGCAACGACGAACCGGTCTGCGACTGGGTGCTCGACGGTGAGCCCGGCGACACCCGACTGGCCTGGTATGAGCCGGTGCTTCGCACCGACGGTCGCACGCTGAAGCAGTTGCTCGACGAGGCGATCCCCGTCCGTCGGGGCCTGGGCTACACGATCCGCTACGAGGAAACGCCGGGTCCCCGGGGCCGCGCGACGATCGTGCCGTTTTCGTTCGGAGCCGATGACATCCTGCTGCCCGAGGGGAAAATCTTGCCGGGCAACGCCGACCCGGTCGAGCTCGATTTCGAGACGGCGCTGGACGTGCAGGCCCGGATCGTCGAGTCAGTGACAACCTCCTACGACGAGGTCGTCGCCATCGGAAACTTCGCGACCAGCACCTGCACACTGGCGTTTGGCCAATCGGATGCCAGCCGGGGAGCCCCGTTCCAGTTCCGTCCGGATTGGACCGACGCCCTGGAAACGTCCTACAAAGAAGCCGCCGCGAACCTCACAGGCTACAGCAGCGCGTACCGGCTGACTCAGTACGAATGGAACACCCGCTGGCGACAACGCGACGAGCTGCGGCCGGTGTTCCGCCGATTTCGCTTGTACGACTACTGGGACGGGCTGGTCTGGGACTACACCAAGGCCAACACCTCGGCAACCAAATACTGGTTCAATCCACCCTGGCCCGACGATCCGAACACCGGCAAACCAGCCCGCGACACCGAACCGCTGGCCGATCCGCTGCAGCCCTATTCCGACAAAGAGCAGCTGCCTCCGTATGCTCCCAGTCGGCTGGTCGTTGAGTCGTTCCTCCCGTTTGTCGACGGATGCGACTACACCGGGGACCGCATCGCCTCGCGCACGTGGGAGGACGAACTTCCCGAGGAAACCGACTGGCAATATCTGCCCCCCTTTCTGTACGCCGTCACCGACGCCAGCAACCCTTCGGCGATCCGGCACGATGCCTTGGAACGGCTGGCTGAGCAGTCGAGCAACGAACGCCAACGCCGGCGTTGGTCGGCGACCATGCGCCCGCTGCCAGATCGGGGGGCGGTCGAAATCAACGTGAGCGGGGCGCCCCAGCATTTTCTGGCGCGGTCACGGGCCCCGGCCATGGCGGCGATCGAACCGTTTAACGACCCGACGAAGGAACAGGGTTTGGACTGGGCCGACGTGCGGGCCACCGTCTGCCTGCGGCTCCCATGGCGGGTGCAGCACCGCATTCGCATTCGCGAGACCCCCATCGATGGACGCCCCTGGCGGGTGCAGCACATCCCGGTCGAGGCCCGGCTGGATTACGTGGTTCCGGATACGGTGGTCCGGCTGGCGGCAGGCCTGGTCGAGCTGAGCAGTGGCGGATTTGTCCGCGATGACCGCGGTCGCCTCACAGAGATCGCCCAAGCGGCCGCCCGCTGGTACCAAACGGAACGGCAGACCCTGTTTTTCGCCCTCCGCGGAGTCGTCGAGACCGTGCAGTTGGGGCAGCTGATCACAAGCGTGGGCGGCCGGTACACCCTCGAGGGGATCAATACCCCCGTCACCGGGATCCGCTATGATCTGACGCGGCAGACCACCGAGCTGGAAACCTCGATGGCCGAGTTGGATTTCGCATGAAGTTCTTTGAGCAGGCCTCAGCGCTCGGCCAGCCCCTCGAGATCACGCGGGCCGCGGACCGGCAAATCGCCCGCGAAGTTCGCCCCGCCTCGGTTCAGCGCTCCCCGTTTGCGTTCTTCCGGATCACGCCCGACGCCACCGGGACCACGACGACGAGCACGACCACGACCAGTACGACGTCGCCGCCCGGCTCGACGACGACCACGACCAGCACCACCACCACCAGTACCACGACAACCACTCAGCCCCCCTGCCAGTCGCGGCTGTATTTTGGGGTGCAGGTCGAGGTGCAGTTTGATCCCACGCCGCCCCCGTTGAACACCGAGGACACGGGAGTCTATCGCTCGCTGCAGGTGCTCCAGCGAGACGACACGGTGTTTCCGCTGTTTGCCACTGGTCGGCAGGCGTTGGCGGTGCACGACATCGTCGCGGCCTGGAACATCAACGGGCAGTGGTGGATTGTCGCGCGGTACACCAATTGCCCGCAATCGTCGGTGACGACCACCACCACGACCAGCACCACGAGCACCAGCACCACGACTCCCGCCCCGAAGGTCTGGCTGCAGTGAAATTCACCCAGGCGTTGGACGCGGTGCAGCACGATCCGGACCGGCTCGACAGTCTGGTCGCCCAGGATGTTTCACAGTGGGTGGGACACGTGCCGGCGGGAGCGTTTTACCCTGCGGTCGAGTCGCAGCAACGGTTTGATGTTCGCACCTGCGAGGTGTTTACCCAGCAGGCAACTTTTGTCGAAATCAATGCCGCGTTGATCGCCCAGGTCAGCAGCCAGGTCGGGGTCGACCAGTATCGGTTTGCCACCGCACGCTACATGACCGCCATGCCGATCCCTGAGTTTTTCAGCGATTGGTTTTCCCGGGCCACCGCCAACAATCTGACGCTGATCACGCAACACAACGCCCGGTATTGGGGCCTTGAGTCGTTGGCCGCGCTGTGTACCACCACGACCACCACCACGCTGCCCCCGTGCCCCTGTGCGGGGAACCACCCGGACATGCGGGTCACGGTGTCGGGAATTCAGTCCACCAACTACACCCCCTGCACGCTGACCAACGACAGTTTTTGCACCGCTTTGAATCGCACCTGGTGCCTGCTGTTTCGTGGGTTCGATTACAGCTTCAACGGCTCGATCGGCAAAATCTGGTATCGCGATCAATACATTCCCGTGTGTTACTGGGAGGGGTCGATCACCTACGGGGTCTGCATTTTTGGCGGCCTGACTTACAGCAGTGCCCGAGTGCGACTTACCTACCCGACCCCTCCGTGGGGAGCCACCGACAGCTGCAATTTCGCCCGGCTGAATGTCGGCGACGCCGCGAATTACATGTCCAGCGACTTCAACCCCGACACCGGGGGGACGTTCACGCTGGAATCAACTTCCAATCTGTGCAGTGGAGTCCCCACCAGCCTGACTGTCACTGTGCAGGCCAGCTGCACCACGACGACCAGCACCACCAGCACCACGTCGACGACCGGCCCCCCCTGATCTCGACTCCCCCCGGCAGTTGATGCGTTGCCGTATCTCCCCATGAAATCGGGGGTTGCAACAACTTTTGAAATTTCTGGAAAAACTCGTCGGATATCTGTTGTGTTTTAAAATGACCGGGCTACCATGTTCCGCATGTCCCAGTCATTTCCACATCCCGCCGAGTTGCTGCAGCGTGCGAAAGACTACGCAAAGGCGGTGCTGCGCAGTGCGGCCAGCGGCTTCCGGGTCACCCACCCCGACGAGCTGGAACGGCGGTTGGCAATCTGCCAGCAATGCCCGACCGAGCAGTTTGACGGGTCGGGGTGCCGGCGCTGCGGCTGCAAAATCAGCAGCAGCGAAAACGTGCTGCGCAACAAACTGGCGATGGCCACTGAGGCCTGCCCCGACGGGCACTGGGGGCCGGACGAGGGGTTGCCAATCACGCCCAAAATCACCGTCGGCATGGCCATGTGGCGGGATTTCGACGGCGTGTATTTCACGTGCCGTGCCCTGGAAATGTACCACCGCGAGCTGGCGGGACAGCTCGAAATTCTGGTCGTCGACAACCGGCCCGAACTCGACGGACCAATTGATCCGAGCGAACCGCAAATGTCGCGGGAGACGCCGAGCCAGCGGATCCGCAACCTGATGGCACAGCTCCCAGGGGGGAGGTACGAGGTGTACACGGAACGGCAGGGAACCGCCGCCCCCCGGGATGCTGTGTTTCAATTGGCGCGCGGCGAGATTGTGCTGTGCATCGACTCGCACGTGTTGCTGGCTCCCGGGTCGCTGGCCCGGACAGTCCAGTGGTTCGACGACTCTCCCGATTTCGATGGCCTGGTGCAGGGGCCGCTGTCGTACGACAACGGCCAGATTTCCACCCACCAAGACCCGGTCTGGCGGGAGGGGATGTACGGGATCTGGGCACGAGACGTTCGCTACATTGGCCCCGATGGTGGCCCGTTCGACATTCCCCTGCAGGGGCTCGGCCTGTTCGGCTGCCGCCGGCGCGACTGGCTGGGGTTCAACCCACACTTTGCCGAGTTCGGGGCCGAAGAGGGCTACATTCACGACAAATACCGCCGCGAGGGGCGGGAGGTGCTGTGTCTGCCGTGGCTCGAGTGGGCTCACCGGTTTGCGGCGGTGGGCCAGCACGCGACCTACCCCAGCTCAATGCGTCAACGGATCAAAAACTACCTGCACGGTCGGCTGGAGTTGGATCAGGAGATCGACGACGTGGTGCAGCATTTCTACGGCCCGCCCCCCCATGGGTTGGGCAGGCCGCGGGACGAATTGGATCAACTGGTCGCCGAAGTTTGGGCCGAACTGAGCCCAGACGAACGTGACCGAGCGCGAGCGTCTGTCGGGTGAGAACTCGACCGAACGAGGCGTCGGCGTGCATGCTCGCCGACGGCCGTGTGTGACCAGCAGCCCACAGACGGGTCACGCCAACACGGTCTCATGGCTCCTGCTGGCGGCGAGGCCGACAGCCCGGGCACCGCACCGGAGAATCTGGGGAGTGGTGGAGATCGGTGGTCCAACTGGTAGGACACGGCAGCCAGCCCTGCCGGATGCGGGTTCGAAGCCCGCCCGATCGCCTGTGGTCAACTGTGACCACGTTTCCGAGGAACCTTTTGAGAGAGAACGAGCCATGTCCAGAATTGAAGATTTGAGCGAAACAATCACACTGAGCGGCCACGAGTTTGATAAGTCGGAGCATTACGGCTGGCGAATCACAGGCCATCCACCAAAACTTGAGTGGCTGCCGAAGGTCGCTCTCAACAGTGACAACACTTATCAGAGGGCACCCCACAAAGATCGTGTCGCCAATATGTGCGGCGATCTTGATTGGACCGGCATCAACACAATCAGTGTCAACAAACGCCCAGATGGCTCTTTTTGGATTCTTGACGGTCAACATCGTTGGATGGCTGCAATGCGACACAGTGCAATCACTGAATTGCCTTGCGCAGTGTTTGAATTGGCAACCGTTGAGGAAGAGGCCAGGGCGTTTGTATTGCTAAACACGAGAGGCAAAGTGCCAAGTGCAATGCAAAAGCACCTGGCAAACGTTCGTGCCAACGATCAATGGGCAGTCTACATTCAACAGACCGTCGATAAATTGGGTTTCTTTTTCGGAAGAAGTTCAGATCACAAGGCAATTCATTGTGTGTCGGAATGTAGGACACATGCAATAAAATGGCCGACAGGGTGGCTCGAAGTGATGCACTTGGCGTGTCACACATGTGCTGCCGACAAGACGCCCCTTGTAAAGCAATACATGCTGGGGTTGTTTCATTTGCACGACCGTGGCGCATTGTTGCATGACCCCCGTTTTGTAGAACGAGTCAAGCATCTTGGGGCGGGCCACCTCACTGCAAAGGCCAAACTTTACGCGAGCAAAATGGAGAGAAACCAAGCCAAGATTTGGGCCGAGGGCATCTTGGATGAATGCAACAAAGGTCTTCGAAGCAAGTTTGCGATGCCACAAAAGAAGCAGGCCAGGAGGATTGAGGACGACAAATGACAAACTGAGATCAACTTGTTTTAAGGAAACTCTTGGCCGGACGAGTGGTCATGGGCGGACCCGCCGGGAAACCGGAATGAAAAAGCACCAACTCCAACGCACATTCCGGTAGCGGCGTTGGCGTCGCTGCAGACGTAGCCAGTCCCGAACCCGGGATAGGATTGCAGAGTGGGTGACAGTCGGCAGAGACCGGCACTTTGGATCGGAGACGTTGGCGCGGTCCCCTGCAGCAAGTCCCATGCGTCCGCCCGGACGGACGCCAGGCAGTCAGTCAGGAGTGCAGGTTCGAATCCTGCCCGATCCACTGCCAGGCCAACCACCTGGCAATCCAGCGACAGCGGCGTGTCGCCGTTGGCGTTTTTGCGGCGTCCCGGCGGGTGGGTTGTGTTTCCCCGCCGGGGCGTTTCCAACTCTTCGAAATTCTCAAACGGTTCCCGCCATGTGGTCCCTCCTGCAGCCCTTGGTTTGGCTGGTGTGTATCGTCGCGTTGGCGTTTGCTGGCGCGATCGTGCTGCACCATGGCCCCGACGTGCTCCACCGGTTGGCCTGGGGAGCGACGCCGTTCCCCGTGGTCGACGGCGAGACTCAGTATCCCCGCCTCATTCCCTCGACTCGGGACGAACAACGATGAACGCCGCGACTCTGACCGGTTGGGACTGTGTGTTGGGTCTGTTGGCGGCCGTGGGGCTGGTGATGCTGCCCACGTTGGCCTCCAGCCTGCTGCTGTTGCTCGCCGACCGGCTGAGCGCCCCCCGGCCCCGACAATCCCCCCGCAGTTGGGTCTACGACCACCAGCGGCAGCGATACGTGCAACCCCCCGAGGAATGACATGCTGGCCCGTCTGGTGCGTGTCGCAATGATCGTGGTGCTGCTGCCGTGCATTGCTGCGGCGGCTGTGCTGTTTCTGGTCCTCGAGTTGGCCCGGGCTTGTTGGCGTGGCCCGTCCCGCCGTTTGTCTGACGAAGACGCCTACAACCAAACCTTTTTTCCAAACCGCCTGCCATGAGCCCCACAAAACCCCGGTTTGCCGGATCCGCCGAACGCCCGAGGCGCAACATGACCGTTCCCGATTTCCACGGCGACATCCGCATGCGTCCGGTCAACCTGCATGACGTCGAGATTCGAGCGGCCCTGCGGGGTCAAAAATGCGAGATCCGCCGCCCGCTCAGAGTGCTGGAACAGTTCGGCCAGATCGCCAACCTGGTTGATCTGAGTGAGGGGCAGCGCGACCAGTGGCAGTTTTCCAAATACGCGTCCCCCGACCGGTCGAAATACAGCCTGAGCGGCAAGCAGTTGCTTGAGCGGTCCCCGTATGGACCTGCAGGGACGCTGCTGGCCGTGAACGAATACTGGGTGAACACCGCTATCGCCGGGGAAACGCCACGGGTGCTGTATCGCGCCGACCTGCCGACCAAAGAGGAACGCATGGCGGCCCACGCCCAGGGATTGACCTGGTCAAACAAATCCGACCCCCGACCTGTGCCCCCGCGGCTCGTGTTTCGGGTCGTGGACGTCTGGATTGACCAGCTGCAGCCGATGGTCGGTCTGCAGCTGCGGAACGAGGGTTGGCTCGATGCACGCATTCCCAAACCGTCCCACAAACAGATCATGGAATCCCGCCGCGCGTTCGTCGACGCCTGGGACCGAGCGGTGATGGACGACAACTCTCGCTGGAACAAAAACCCGTGGGTCTGGGTCATGTCGGTGCAGCGGGTGCGGGAGGTCGGGCAGTGAGCCACCCCATCGCTCCCGATCAGTGGGTGGTGTCCGGCACCGACGCGAATCACCGGCGGACCTGGTCGGTGACCGTGCGGGCCTCGACGCGAGAGGGAGCCCTACGGGCCGGCTGGCAGCACCAATGCCGCCCAGCGTGGGCGTCGCGCCACACTGTGCGGGTCGAGCTGGCCACGGTCCACAACGACGCGGCAGTGCGGTGGGCTCGACAGGCGGGGTTGGTGCGCGAGGTGGCGGAATGACCGTGCAACTGCAACTGCATTTTCCTGCAACAGCCGATACGCCAATTCATCGGGAACGCGATCGCCCCAAGAGCATCTCGATCAAAGGGTGGGGGCAATTCATTGACGACGTGTGTGTGCGTGGCGGACTGAAATTGACACATGAGGCATTGTTGCGTGTGTTGCATCGCGAGCCGAAATTCAAACACATCACGTCGATCAAAGATTTGACGAACGTCCACCTGGTGAAGATTGAGTTCTTTATGCAAACCTGTCCGTGGTTGGGTGAATCATGACCGTGCGACTCATCGAGGGAAAATCGATTTGGCCACCGACGCCGTTGCATTTGCTGGTGTTCCGTGCGATTTCGCGGACGATTGATGAGCCCGTGGTGCTGTGGCCCGAGGGCATCGACTACGCGGGCCATTCGATTCAACCGGGTCAACAGGCGTTGATTCCGCAGGAATGGATTGCCGACACGTACGAGGTCCGGCAGTTGGGCCGCATTGCCTATGGCATTGACAACCGGCTGTACGTGCTCAAACAAAAGCCCGAGCTGGTGTTTGTGCCTCCCGAGTCGTTCGACACGATGCTGCCTCCACCCGAGCACGTCGCGCAAACGCCGGGGGCAGTGTGATGGCCTTGATCAATCGCCCAGACCATGCGGCGGCCACGTGGCAGTCTGTCGGGACCACGGGCCGGATTCGGGTGGGAGAGTACCCCGACAAAACTGCCCGCCTGTCGGTTCGGCCCACCGCAGATTTCGGCAAGCGACTGCCGGGTCACCCGTGGCGGTCGCTCCTGGACGGCACGCTGGAGGAGTGTCTGGCGGCCGCGGCCATTCTGGAACCGGTGTTTGAGCACGCGCACGCCTGGTGCGAGGCGCGGCGTAAGGAGTTGCAGAGCAATGGGTGAACCAACGCCACCCGCCCCCCAGAGCAACCAGAACGCCGGAGCGGACGCGAAGCCGTGCCGCTGGTGTCAGGTGTGGAACGCAGCATTCAGCGCAAGCCAGTTGGAGGTTCTGAAGTACGACATCATCGTTGGCCCATGGATCATCGACTCGGTGAAGTGTGGCGTCGCCCTTCTGACACTGCTTGCCCAACGTGACCCAGGGGACTGCAAGGAGTGCCGACGCTCCGCCCAGATCCACCGTGGTCAGTCGCTCGGTCATGAGCAGGCCGAGTGGCGGGCGGAGATGTGGGAGATGAACCCCTCGATGCGGTTCATGATGCGGCAGGGCCGGGGTGACGCGGAGTTCTCTCCATGAGCCAGCCAACCGGTTTCCACGATGCTCGGGGCATTCCCATCCATGTGGGCGACCTCATCCGCATCAAGCACTTTCGCCATTATCTGCGACGCGAGCAGATGTAGCTGTATTTTCGGGTTGCTGTGGTTCGCAACCGCATCGTGATTCAGAACTGGGACAACCTCGACCCGGAAAGGCACCAGACAATTTTGGAATGCGTCGCGAGGCGATCGGGCGACCCATGCATCGAGGTCCTGGAGCACAGCGGGCCAGAAACCAACGAACGCGGCGAGCTGATCACCTTGAATGAAAGACCGAGACTCAAGCGAAAGGCGGGTAAGTGATGGCGGAAGTAAAAGCTACAGTCAATGCGAACGTGGACTGCACGGCGTTGGTTCACGCGGACTTGGCGGCCTTGATGGTTGAGCTGGTCGGCGACCTGCGAGAGCGGTGCAAGCGGTTGGAATCGCGGGAGTTGGTCCGCAACGCTTGGGGGGCAGGCCTTTCCGGTCTCCAGCAGCAACTCGCCCAGGTGACCGCCGAGCGGGACGCGGCCCGGCAGAAGCAGCTGGACGAGCATGTGGAATGGGCGTCCTTCTACAATGGACTGCAGGCCAATCTCAACACGGTCAAGGCCGAGCTGGGCGCGGCCCGCAAGCAGGTGGCCGAACTCACTAAGAAACTTCGAGAGTTGCCACCCGAGACTGCCCCCGAGCCGTACGATTGGCAGGTTGGAGACGACATCGAATGCAACGGCGTCACGCGGCGGAAAGTGATTGACCGGAGAGAGGGCTGGGTCTTTCTGGAGGGTGTAACTTCACCACTGTCACAGCCCGATTGGGAGCGTCGTCGGTGGAAACTCTACCGCAAGGCGGCCGACCTGCCAGACATCCAGCCATCCACCCCGCAGCAGGTGGCGGATTTCGCGGCGGTGACGGAGCCGATTGACGACAGCACGGGCACCGACGGGGAGGGGCAGTCGTGAGCCAAAATTCCAAAATCGAATGGACCGACGCAACTTGGAACCCGGTCCGAGGCTGCACGAAGATCAGTCCGGGATGTGCCCACTGCTACGCCGAAGTGTTTGCCGAGCGGTTTCGCGGCGTTCCGAATCATCCGTTCGAGGAGGGATTCGACCTGCGGCTGGCTCCCAAAAAGCTGGGCGATCCGCTGAAGTGGAAGCAACCGAAGACGATCTTTGTCAATTCAATGAGCGACCTGTTCCATGAGGATGTGTCGCTTGACTACATCCACCGCGTCGCGGACGTGATGCGGCAGGCCAAATGGCACACCTATCAGGTGCTGACCAAGCGGGCCGAGCGGATGAAACACCTCTTGAATGGGCACCTGTATTACGCGGCCCGGCTGCCCCACATCTGGTGGGGAGTGAGTGTGGAGAATCGACGCCACGGCCTGCCCCGCATCGCCGAGCTGCAAGCGTCCCCCGCCCGGGTGCGGTTCCTGTCGATCGAACCGCTGCTGGAGGATTTGGGGACGATCGACCTGACCGGCATCCACTGGGTCATCGTCGGCGGCGAGAGCGGCCAGGGTGCTCGCCCGATGCAACGGGAGTGGGTGATCTCGATCCGCGACCAGTGCCGTGATGCGGGCGTGCCGTTCTTTTTCAAGCAGTGGGGCGGCGTGAAGAAGAGCTTGCACGGGCGCGAGCTGGACGGCCGCACTTACGACGAGATGCCACCCCGCAACCAACTGGAGCAGATCCAATGAGCATTGAATGGCATGAGCACACAGCCGAGGAAGACGTAATCTGTCAACTGTGCTGGAGAATGATCCGCCAGGGCTGGGAGTGCTGTGAAAACACGACGGATTTCGACGGGCCGGACTGGTTTCACCCCGAGTGTCTGGAAGTCACGGAGTCGTGGACCAACGAGATGTGGGATGACTACTGGCACGGCTGTCTCGACCTCGATGCGATTCAGTGGCCCAAATACGACGAGCATGGCAACGTGATCGCCCAAGCCGACCCGCCCTGTGTGTCCTGCGGCCGCCCCCGGTCCGAGGGCTGCGAGGACCCGACCGCCTGCGAAATCGCGGCGGTCCCGTTCTCGCTGGACTGCGACGCGACCAAGGATCTGAAAGAATACGTCTGTGTGCAGGACGTGCGGAAGCTAATCCCTTCGGATCGCTGGCCAGACCTATATCACCTCTACACACTGGAGGTAGGCGAGTGCGATCAGTGTAATGGCGAGGGCAAATACCAGCGGTCTAATACACGATGCGTGTCGTGTGGCGGCACCGGCAAACAAATCATTGCGGGGGGCGGGGGGCTGTGAGCATCATCCTCGACCGCGACCGCGTAACGATCCACAACGGCGATTGCCGCAACATCCTAGCGACCCCGGCGATTCCGTACGGGTCGGTCCATTGCTGTGTGACCAGTCCCCCCTACTGGGCCCTGCGGGACTACGAGCACCCCGACCAGATCGGACAGGAGCCGACGCCCGAGGAGTACATCGCCAACCTGGTCCGGGTGTTTCGCGGCGTCTGGCACACCCTGCGGGACGACGGGACATTGTGGTTGAATCTGGGGGACACCTACGGAGCCGACAAACAGCTGCTGGGCCTCCCCTGGCGTGTCGCCCTCGCGCTGCAGGCTGACGGTTGGTATCTCCGCCAGGATTTGATTTGGCACAAGCCGAGCCCGATGCCCGAGAGCGTCACCGACCGCTGCACCAAAGCGCACGAATATGTGTTCCTGATGGCAAAGTCACAGCGGTACTACTATGACGCGGAGGCGATCAGCGAGGCGGGAGCGTGGTGCGGGAAACAGCTTGGCATTCTTCGTGGGAAAAAAGTCCGTGCCGAGTCTATGGGGCGAAAGCCAAGCGGGAACGAAATCGCCGGGGCCGATGCTACCTCGCCAGACCGCCGCAACCGCCGATCGGTCTGGACGATCTCCACCAAACCCTACCCGGGCGCGCACTTCGCTGTTTTCCCGCCCGAGCTGGTCGAGCCGTGCATCCTGGCCGGAACCAGTGCCGAGGGCTGCTGTGCTGCCTGCGGGGCACCGTGGGAGCGGGTGACCCAGCGGACCAAACTGGAGCGAGACCGCCCCAATGCGTTCACCAAGCGCACGGGCGAGGCAGGCACCGGCAACTCGTGCGCGAACACCGTCGCGGGCGTCGCGGTCACAACACTGGGCTGGGAGCCGACCTGCGACTGTCCCGACCACCCCCCGATTCCCTGCACGGTCCTGGACCCGTTCATGGGGACCGGCACCACTGCGGAGGTCGCGCAGAACGCCGGGCGGCGGGCGGTTGGGATTGAGTTGAACCCCGAATACTGCGACCTGATCGCCGACCGGTTCCGGCAACGGAGGCTAGTGTGACCACCGACAACCCCGACTGTCCCATCGTGGCGGCCGTCTACGAAATGTCCCGACTGTGGGGCTGCCTGCACCAACTGCAGAACCAACGGGCCCTGCGGAACTCCCTGATCAACTGGTGGGCCCGCCAGGCTGTCTCCACTGCAGACTTTGACCGCATTCTCGCCGAGCTGCAGGCGGAGAACGCCAAGCTGCAGCAGCAAATCACCAACCTCGAAACGGAGTTGAACATCGTTGAGCACTGGCAACCGACCTTCACCGCGCATCCCCGTCATTGTGAACAACCGCGACCTGGAGGTGCAGACCCTGCTGCTGGATCTGTGCCGGCTGGGGGCGTCGGAAATCCACCTGATCGACAATGCCTCGACTTACCCACCGCTGGTGTCGTGGCTGAACTCGGCCCCGACGCACCTGGTCCGGCCGACGCCCCGGCCTGACGGGTCTTATGACAATGTCAAACTGAGCATTTGGAGGTCTGCTGAAAACCTTGGACCCAGAGCAGCGTGTCGCGTCGCCAACGTTGCTCGTGGATCGTGGGGACGGCTTGGGATCGCCCACTACGCCACGACTGACAGTGACCTCGACCTGTCGAGCCTGCCCGACAACGCCCTGCAGCTGTTCGCCGAGGCGTCCGCGTATTTCACCAAATGCTACGGCCAGTGCACGCGCGTCGGCGTCGCCCTCAGCCTCGATTTGCCCGACGTGCCCGCCGCCCGGCTGGCCCGCAGCAGGGAACAGTCGTATTGGGATGCCCGGCGGCAAGTGTCTTGGTACCCCCCGGACCCGTGGACCACCGACCCGGTCCGCATGTATTTGGCCCCGATTGACACGACCCTGGCCGTCATCCCGCTCGATCCCGCCTGGAACGGCGACTATGAGCCCGCCTATCGAGTGGCGGGGCCATACACCGCGAAACATCGCCCGTGGTACCACGACGATTCCAACCGCCCCGCCGATTTCCGGCACTATCTCGCCCACGCCAACCCGGCGGGGACTCTTTACACTGCTGAGGAGAAAGCTCGCACGCGATGACACCCACCCGCATTGTCTCCCTCTTGCCGACGTTCGCCCGGCCCTGGCTCGCCCTGTCGGCGATCAAGATGTGGCTCGACCAAACCCACCCCCTGCGAGACCGACATCTGGTCGTCGGCTGCGACGACGACGACCCCGCGGCGTTCAATCTCCCCCGGCTGCGCGACGCCATCCTGTACGATCACAGCCAGGAGGCCGCCAACCATGTGCACATGCTCAAATTGCCCGCCAGTCTGAGCCTGCCGGAAAAATACAACCGCATGGCCGGGTATGCGTTCACGTTCCCCTGCCCCAACGCGGATCTGGTGACGGTCTGGGAGGATGACGACCTCTACCTCCCGGCCCACCTCGACCGCATCGCCTCGTGCTGGAACCGCCGCAATCGGCCGCAACACTGGTGGGGCCACCCCCGCCTGGTCTGGTCCGACTACACGGGACACATCGAGGTCGAACCAGCGGCCGGACGATTTCACGCCGCGCTGGCCATGACCCCCTCGATGCTCGACCTGGTCGACTGGTGGCCGGTCACCAAACAGCCTGATTTCGACCAACAGTTGTTGGGTCGCCTGGCAAAAACCAAGCACTCTGCGGGGCAGTACGATCTCAGGCAGTCGGGCTCGAAAGTCTCTGCCGGACCGACTTTCGCCCATCCCACCTATGTGTTCCTGTGGCACACCGGCAGCACTCACGGCCAGCACACCATGGACGCCGGGCTGGAATGGCAGGCCCAGGCCAAAGCCCGGCTGTTGCAGGAATTGGCGGTGCGTCCCTGGGATCTGGTGATCCAACTGCAGCAGCGGGCCAGCTCGCTGCGGAATCGCATGACGTTTAACGGCGAGCACCCCCAGGGGCCCCTCGTCGAACTCACCCAGGCAGGGATCGCCGCGGCCAGAATTCAGGGCTACGGTGCAGTTCCGCGCGTTGGTTGATTTGTTCCTGAGGCATCACACACAACACCACTCCGCTCAGAACACTGTGGTGTTCTACCGGACACAGCTCGGCCAGCTCGCCCCTCATTTGGCGAAAACGGTCGACAAAATCGGCCCCGCTGACATCCTGCTCGCCCTCGACCGGGCCAACGCGGGCAAATCGCCGACCACGCAACGGCATCGGGCCGTCGCGATCGATCAGCTGCAAAAGTACGCGCTCAGCTTGGAAATCATCTCCCGGCTGTGGCTGGCCAAGGTCCCCAAACCGACCCCCAGCCAGCGTCAGAGGATTCCCACCGACGAAGAAACGAAGTCGTTGATGCGATTGGCCCACGCGCGATTCCGGCTGATCTACGAGGCCCTGCGGATCTCGGGGGCCCGCCCCAACGAGCTGTGCCGGGCGACCATCGACGACTGGCAACGCGACGCCAACGGACAGACCGGTGTCATCGTGCTGCAGCAGCACAAAACGGCCCGGAAGAGCGGCCGTCCGCGAACGATCCCCGTGGGCCGCAAACTTGGCAAACTGCTACGGCTGGCGATTGGACGACGGACGACCGGCCCGATTTTCCTCAGCCCCCGCAATCACGGCTGGACGGTCAAAAACCTGTCGACCCAGTTCGCCAGGCTCCGCACCGCGGCAGGCCTCGACCGCGAACTGGTGCTCTACTCGGCCCGACACGAGGCGGGAACGAACTTCTGCCGTGAACACGGCATTCTCAAGGCGGCTCGTCTGTTAGGCCACGCCCGCATCGAGACGACCCAACGCTACGTGCACCTCAACATCGACGAACTTAAGGACGCCCAGGACGTATCTGGTGGACCTTGACGCCCGCCCGCCAGCGGTTTTCGGCGATTCGCTGGCGGCTGGTACTTTGCAAAAATCGCCGTCAACTTGGCAGGTTACCCTGCACACATGGAGGAACGAATGAGTTTCAGTGCCCAACAATCCCGTGACGTCGAAAGCCGGCTGGAGAGCCAGCTTGAGGCCTCGGGAATTTCGCCCGACCTGATCAGCACCGTCATGGAAATGGTGCTGGGTCTGCTCAGCAATTGCCGGAACAAGCAACAGTTGCAGGCGGGCATGCAGTCGCCCGGACGCCTTGAGCGAACCCTGGTCCGCCAACAATTGCGGAAGGAACTGGCCGATCACGGGCAGTCCAAATCTCGGGCCGAATTGGACCGTCTGACCGACGCGATCCTGGAGGCCGCGCGGACCGCTCCAGAAGAGGATCGCGATCAGCTCGTCGCATACGCGTCCCAGTACGACACGTTCTAGGAGCTCGCCCCATGCACACTCACCGGTGGTTGCGGACGTGCTTTGTGGCGTTGGTCCTGGCTGGCGGCGTGGCTGCTGGCAACGACTGGCCTGGCCTGTCTCCCCATGAGGTGGCCGAGTGGCTGCAGGGAGACATCCCCGCTGCCCCGGCTGTCTCGGTCGATGGCCGGAACACCGCCGCCGCCGGTGAGCTGGTGCGACTCGATGCGGTGGCCGATCCGTCGGTCGCCGTGCTCTGGCACCTGGTCGGTGGTTCCGCCGACCACTGGGATACGAGCAATGACGGTCGGACCGTGTTTTTCGCCTCCCCGCAGCCAGGGCGATATGTGTTCGTTTTGGCCGCGTCGGCGTCCTTGGCCCCGGGCGCCCCGCCCGATCTGCAGCTGGTCGAGCACGTGCTCACCGTGTCGGGACCCGCGCCCGGCCCGCAGCCCCCTGGACCCGCCCCAAACCCTGGCCCGACTCCTCCTGGACCGGCCCCAACGCCGCCCCGGCCAACACTCCCGCAGGGGCAGTTCGCCATCTCGCAGGCGATTTACGACGCCGTGGCGACAATGCCCGCGACGGACAAGGCGTTAATCCTCGAGGTGGCGTCAAATTACTCGGTCGTAGCGTCGCAGTGTGCGGCAGGCACCATGTCGACGTTCAAGGCGGCGCTGGAAAAGGCTGTCGAACTGAATCGCCCTCGGTTTGGGCCTCGTCGCGACGACCACATCAAAGCCTGGGGGAACCTGCTGAATCAACGGATCGGCCAGCTGTCGCAGGCGGGCAAACTCCCGTCGGCAGCCCAGTGGTCGGTGCTGTTCGATGAGATCGCGCTCGGCCTGCGGGCGTGGGGGGCCAACTGATGCCATTTGGTCCGCAGGGGTGGGTGTATGACTGGCGAGAAGTCGAACGCTATCTGGCTTCCTCCCGACGACCGTCATTTGCGGCGAGCGCCGCGCCGATCCGGGGGAGCGGAAAGGGAAAAACCCAACTGGGGTTTCTCGACATGCGCCAGATCGTCGGTCGCGATTTGATCAACCGCCAGACGATTGGCGATTGTGTCAGCCACGGGTTCGGCTTGGCTCGCGACACGCTGGCCTGTTCCCAGATCGTGCAGGGTCTGCCCCAGCGGTGGGTTGCTCCCTGTGCCACGGAGGTGATCTACGGTCTGAGCCGGGTCGAGTGCGGTCGTGGGCGGATCAACGGCGACGGGTCGGTCGGGTCCTGGGCAGCCGATGCGATCACAAAATTCGGCACTCTTTCGCGCCTGCAGTACGGACGCATCGACCTGCGCGAGTACAGCGGCGATCGCGCCCGGCAGTACGGCCGCACCGGCTGCCCCGACGAGCTGGAGCCACCGGCCCGGGACCTGCTGGTGCAGACCGCCGCCTTGGCCACGACCTACGACGAGGCGGTCGACGCGTTGTTCAACAAATTCCCGATCCCGGTGTGCAGCAATCGCGGATTTTCCGACCAACGCGACACCGAGGGATTTGCCCGCCCGTCAGGCACCTGGCAGCACTGCATGGCGTTCATCGCCGTCGACGACAACCCGCGACGGCCCGGGCTGTTGTGCCAGAACAGCTGGGGCCCCGATTGGATTCGCGGCCCGAAACGCCACAATCAACCCGACGGGTCGTTCTGGGTCGACGCCGACGTCGCCGACCGCATGCTGCGACAGGGCGATTCGTACGCGCTGAGCGGTTTCGTGGGATACCCGTCGATTGACGATTGGTCGCAGTTCGCGACTTTCTGAGATTCGCCATGCACACCCTGACGTTGTCGTCGCCCGTGACCAAACCAGCCCCAACCGCCCGTCGTGCGGCCCGGTTCGGTCCCGTCTGGCCTCGGCTCCCACGGGTGGCGGTTGGTATCGCCGAGTTGGGTTTTGTCGTCGTGGCCCTTACCGTCTTCTGGTCGCTGCCACACACACCCCACCAATTCGCGCCCGTGATGCCCCTCGGTCTGCCCGATTTGCCCGCGTCATTCGACGCGATCATGTTTGCTGCCCAAGTGTTGGCGGACGCGCCGCAGCCTGCGCCACTTCCTGCCCCGCACAACGTGCCCGCACTTCCGGCGGCACCCAGCATGGAAACGGTGCTGGTCAATCTCGGTGGCTGGGCGGCGATTTTGTGGGGCCTGGCCAACAAAATCATCAACCGGCTGGACGATCGAATCATCAAGATCGAACAGAAATTGGAACAATTGCTGACGGTGCCGAGCCGGCTGCATGAACGGATTTCGGAAATCGAAGGCAAGCTGCAGCACCTGGAATCCATGTCTCGCCTGCTGCGAAAAATTCGCACCGAGTTGTGGCGTCGCGGGATTGTGCCAAACTCCCACCCACTGCCGGATAAAAAGGAACCAGAACAGGCCTCATGACCGCCGGTTTTTCCACGACATCGCCGCCCCCGAACACACCGATTCCGGTGTCGTCCTCACTGGGACCCGTGCAGGGATTCCTGTTGCTGCTGCTGTTGATCGCCCTGCTGCGCAAACTGGGCCTGTTGCCCGACGACGTGCACGACGTGTTGTTACGGCAAACCAACCCCGTGCACGGGCTGGAAATGCTGCGGGATTGGATTGCCAAGGTGCGCCCCGACCAACTTGCGTTTTTTGACCGCACCCGCCAATCGCTGGCGGCTGGATCTGCGATTCTCACGGTGCCTTGATGCCTGTTGACCCCGACGTGCAGAAACTGATCGACGGCCTGCAACTCCAAATCGCCCATCTCAGGACGGAAAACGGCCGCCTGCGGACGATGGTGGTCGAGCAGGGCACGCGGCTTAAGGCCGTCGAAGACAAGCTCGCCGCTGGAGCCACGGTCCCCGAGTCGCTCGCCAAGATTGCCGAGCGATTGGTGTTGTTGGGGCCTCTGGCCGAGCGTGCACAACAGATTTTGGACGTGCAGGCGGGAGCGTTGGGGGTGCATCCGTGAACAATGGATATCTGATCGTCCCGGGGGCGAATCACCCAATCAACATCGAACACACGTCCCAGCCGGTGGCGATTCCGGCGGGCACGACCAACATCCGATTTACGTTGGTGTCTTATCAGCCGACTCGTTATCGTTCAAAGTTCGGCTGCAGAATGTTCGCTTTTTGGACTGACGAATCTGGCAAAGGACCGGGCCGGGCGGGTATCTTCCAAAATCTCCCGCGTGAGGAATGGCAACCCATTGAGATCGAGGAGGGGCTTCCCCTATCTGGCCATGCGGTCGGCGAGGTGACCGGGATTGTTCCTCACGACGTTGGGCCGTTTCCTTTTGTGTGCGAGCAGTCACCAGCGGTTGATGGCAACAATCGGCCTGAGTGGGCTACTCACGCGTTTGTCAGATACACGCTACTCGGCGGGAACAATGGGGGGCCGGTCTACGTCTCCGTGGTGGCTGAGGCGTTCGCCCACGACATGGGCACGGGCAACACGACCCCATTGGAGTTCGTGTAGTGGCTGTTGCAATCGTCCAGACCAAAGTACAAACCACCAGCACAGCGGCGACCACGAATCAACTCCAGTTCGATTCGAATGTCACGGTAGGAAATTGGGTGGTCATAATCTGGCGGCAGGGCAGCGGAAACCGCAGTCCCGGCATTCCGGTTCCGTCGGCGGGCA